ACATCGATACTCCAGCTGAAAAAGCCGCTAGAGCAGCAAAACAGCCAAAAGATGCGCTGGGAAGATTTGCTAAAGTTGGAACTAAGGTTGTTATTGCTGACGATTTTGCTCGTGGCAAGGGAGAAATCACTGCCATAAATACTGACGACGGTACCGTAGACGTCTTGCTTGAAAATGGCGAGGTAGTCACTGTCCCATCTAACACCGTTAAGGGTCAAGACGAAGAGCTAGAGGGACTAAAAGTCCAAACCCGCCCAATGGGTGCTCCACTAGACATGTCTGGAATTTTGGGAGAACCTAGAACTCCTTCAAACAGGCCAAAGGCTCACCTACCCGGAACTCTTCCCCCTATGACCAGGGACGAGCTCAGGTCAATGATGTACAACTGGGACTCTTGGGTAATTAGCCAAAGAAAGAAGTTTAAGCCGCTAACTTCTGCTGGCGAGCCGACTGGTAAGACCCAAACTCCAGAAACGTCTGATATTCCTGCAAAATATTTGGCTCTAGTCTCTCCGGATGACAAGACTGCCGTTATGGATATTGTTGCTCTGGTTCCAGAGACAAAAGAAACTACTACTCCAGTTCTTTATGAAAGAAAAGATGGAACTTGGCAGAGAAATGACCAGATTCTTATGGATCTTAAGTCTTCAACTCCACCACCAGTAGTAGAGCTAGATGATAAAGAAGTTCTAAACGATGTTCTTGTTCAAGCAGACCAAGGTATGACTTCTTCAGCCTACAATTTCCACATTTTCTGGGAAACAGTTGTAGAACCACTTCTATCAGCTGGCGGTGTAGATCGTAACCGTGGAAACGCCGAAGCACTTCGCCGCTACTGGACTCGTGGTAAGGGCGCTCTCAAGATCCGTTGGGGCACCCCTGGCGACTGGACCCGCTGCGTCCGCCAGCTTTCCAAGTACATGGGACCTCGTGCAAAAGGCTATTGCCAGCTTCGCCACAAGGAAGTTACTGGTGTATATACCGGAAGCAAGTTCAATGTCGGTAAAAAGCGTGGTCGTCAAGCTTCAGCTAGCCTTTTTGCCAGTGAGCAAGAGTTTGACACTGCAATTGTTCAACGTGCAGAGCTAGCAGCTAGAGCGGCCGATGCCAGAGAAAAAATTGGTCTAGTAGCAGCTGCCCCTAAGCCTGCTCATGGAGCGAGATTCTTTATTCCAATGCTTATCCCGGAAGAAGTAGAGTCGGGAGACGGTCGCAGGTTTGACAAAGGCGCTATCTCGATGAGGGAGCTACCAGTTCCACTACTTTGGCAGATTAAGACTGGCCAGGGACACGATGGCTCAGTTGTGGTTGGTAGAATTGACTACATCGAGCGTGTAGATGGCGGAATGGGGAATGCTTACGGAGTATTTGACAGCGGTCCATACGGACGTGAAGCAGAGCGTCTAGTCCGTCACGGATTCCTGCGTGGAGTTTCTGTTGACCTTGACCAGTTCGAGGCAAAAGAAGACAAGAAGCCATCAAAAGAAACTGCTGATGATGGTCAAGAATACGGCAAAGACAAACTAACTATCAATAAGGCCCGAATCATGGCTGCTACAATTGTAGCTAAGCCCGCATTCCAAGAATGCTCTATTCTCATTGAAGAATCAGGGGATCAGGAGGATATTGTGACCCCAGAAGACGGCGTTTACGAAGAGTCTCTAGAGACCTTTGCTGACGTCGAGCCAATCATTGCTTCAGGATATCTGGAATCAGAAATTCCAGTTACTCCTCCAGCTTCATGGTTTGAAAACCCGAAGTTGACAAAGCCAACTCCACTAACCGTGGACAAAGATGGTCGTATCTACGGCCACATTGCAGCATGGCACGTCAGCCACATCGGTCTACCACGCTCGACTAAGCCACCACGCTCAAGAAGCAAGTACGCTTACTTCCACACAGGCGTAATTCACACTGCCGAGGGAATGGACATTCCTGTAGGTCAGCTAACCCTTGCTGGCGGACACGCCCCACTAAACGTAGATGCTGCCGCAGCTGCTAAGCACTATGACGACACCGCCTCTGCAGTAGCAGACGTTCACATGGGAGAAGACGAGTACGGCATTTGGTGCGCTGGATCCCTCCGTCCAGACGTAGATGAGATGCAGGTTCGTGCACTTCGTGCTTCTGCCCCTTCTGGAGACTGGCGTCCAATCAACGGCTCTTTGGAGCTCGTTGCAGTTTGCCAGGTGAATGTTCCAGGATTCCCGATTGCTCGTGCAATGGTTGCTTCCGGCAAGATTATGGCTCTTGTTGCCGCCGGTGCCTCTGAGCTTGCAATTATGAAGAGTCGTGCAGTTGGAAACCTGGTTGCACAGGCTGACATGCTTGGTCAGCTAGCAGCTAGCGCACCTAACCTAAAAGATCGTGTCAGGGAAGCAAAAAAGAAAATGCGTGAGGCAAACCTAGAGGCTATTACCGCTAGTGCTGCTGAAATGCGTGAAAAAGCCTTAACTGCAGCAGCTGTTGCAGAGCTTGCCAAGATTTCTGAAGAAGAGCGTATGGCTCTTGCTAAAGAAGGTAAGGCAATGCCAGATGGCGCATACCCAATTCGCAACGTTGAAGATCTGAAGAATGCTATTCAGGCTTATGGTCGTTCTAAAGCTTCCGAGCGCAAAGCTGTTCGCAAGCACATCATCAAGCGTGCTCGCAAGCTGCGCCAAGCTGATTTGATCCCTAGCCACTGGCTACACGCTGACTCAATGGAAGCTGCAGAGAAGGTCGCTGCTATGCGTGCAGCAATCACTGCAGCTGCAACTGGCGAGTTTAGAGACTACTCGGAAGAGACCCGCGAAAAGTATGCAGAAGAAGGGCTTGCTCTTCCAGATGGATCATTTCCAATCGAGAATGAGGAAGATCTAAAGCGTGCAATCAAGGCTCATGGTCGCGCAAAAGACATCGAGCTTGCTAAAAAGCATATCGTTAAGAGAGCAAAGGCTCTAGGTAGAGAAGATCTGATTCCAGAAGAATGGACTTCTAAAACTGCCGCTGCCTATGTTCGAGAGGTGGTGGTGGCTGCCGGCCCAAAAGCCGAGGAGATCTCTGATACAGAGCTTAAGAAGCTTAAAGAAGCTAAAGAAGAAGCTGATAAGCAAACTGAGGAAGAGATCAAAGCTGCCGAAGAAGTAGAAAAAGCTAAGTCTGCACCTATTCGCGATGAGGAAGGCCGAGTTAAATATATCTCTGGCGTTAACCAGCCTCGCGACGCTAAAGGCAAGTACCGCAAAGTTCTAGCTCGACTAAAGCAAGACCTAGGGGTTGCTGGTTTGTCTCGTGCTCTGAAGAAGGTAGAAGACGCTGAAAACCTAGACTTTGCAGGAGACTACGCTGCATCTGCAGCTGCTAGCTCTGAGCTTCTAGGGATGATCGATCGACTCGACGCTCAAGCGCTTAACCCGGAAGCTCTAGAGAATGTCCGTCTCACCGCAGCTGAGCTAGGAAAAACTATTGCAAATCTACCTCTACCTTTTGGTAAAGAAGCCCAAAAAGTTAGATATAGCGATCTGCCTGTAGGTCTTAAAGACCTAATAGAGGGCATGATTGACAGGGTAGAATCAAAGATTGGTAAGGAAGACGCAGATATAGCTACCCAAAAGCTAAAGTCTTACATGTCAGGTGCTGATGTCTTTTCTCAGGGAGAGGTTCAGTCCGAGATGAGTAAGCTACTTCGACTACTTACCTAAAAAATACGGTAAAATTATCCGTAGGTGGAGCGCCTCGCGCCATGAGCGCGGAGTCCCTCAACCTTGACTGTAATCACGGGCGTTTGACGTCCAAAAACTAACTGGCCTAGGAGGTACAGTGTACGACCAAATCAAAACTCAGCTTGATACTATCGCTGAGCTTGGCGACGAGCAAGTCGCAGAGCTTCAGGCAGAGATTATCAGCCAGTTTGAAATGGTCGAGGGTGAAGACCCTACTCCTGAGACAGTTGATGCTATGACGTCGCTAGCCGACTCTCTTGACATTGTTCGTGGCGAGCTATCTCGTCGCGAAGCTCTTGCTGCAGAGCTTGCAGCAAAGGCCGCTGAAGCAGCTGCCCGTGTCAAGGGCGAGGGCTATGGCGACAAGGGAGAAGAAATGGCTATGACCGAAGACGAGGCTATGAAGGAAGAGTCTCCAGCAGAAGACATGCCAGCGGAGGAAGCTCCAGCTGAAGACATGCCTGTGGAGATGGAACCAGAAGCCGAAATGGAAGAGCCCATGGAAGAGTCCGAGGAAGAGGAAAAGAAGGAGGATGAGATGTCAATTCAGGCATCCGCCGAGAACGAGGCCGCAACCGAGGAAGTTTCTAGTGAGCCAGCCGCTGAGGTAAGTGCAGATGCAACTCCTGTTGCAGAAGCCGAGCTATCAGCAGACGTAGAGGTTGCAACTGAGGCAGTAGCCGAAGTTGTAGAGGAGTCTGCAAACGAAGCATCAACCGATCAGGAAGACGGTTCTGAACTATCGACCAATACAGAAGAGGCAACTGAGCTTTCTACCGAAGAGTCTGCAGAAGCAGCCGTAGAGGTAGAACCAGCAGCAGAGCTTTCTTCTGAAGAAACAATTGAAACATCAACCGCTCTCGTAGAAGAGCAGAAGGAGCAGGCACTAGTGAGCGCCGCAGAAGAGAAGCCTTTCGAGGCTCCAGCTGACCGCCAGCCTGTAGTTCAGGTTACCGAGGCTCCAGTGGCAATCACCGCTGGTGCTGACATCCCTGGCTACACCGCGGGAAGCACAATTCAGGACATGGCAGAGGTTGCTCGCGCCATGGAGAAGAGACTACACTCTCTTCGTCGTGTAAACGGTGGAGACGGAGAGCAGCACATTGTTGCTTCCTTCACCACTCAGTACCCAGAGGAGAGATTCCTCGGTACTGACGCAGAGGCAAACGCCGCAAAGATCGAGGCAGTTGTAGGTCAGGAAGCACTTACCGCTTCTGGTGGCCACGCAGCTCCAGTCGAGGTTCGCTACGACATCTTCGGCATTGGCTCAACCACTGTACGTCCGGTACGCGACGCTCTGCCACGTTTCCAGGCAGACCGCGGCGGTATCCGCTTCGTAACCCCACCAAGCTTCGCAGCTGGAACCTACGCTAACGCAGTTGGCGTATGGACCGCAGCTACGGATGCAGCCCCATACTCAAACACCAAGACCAGCCTGACTGTTTCAGCTGCTGCCGAGAACACCGTCTCAACTGACGCTGTAACTCTACAGCTGCAGTTCGGTAACCTCATGACTCGTGCATACCCAGAGTTGATTGCTCGCCACAACGAGCTAGCTCTCGTACAGCACGCACGTGAGGCAGAGCAGAACCTGCTCAGCAACATTGCATCTGGCTCTACCGCTGTTACCACTACTTCCCTAATCGGTTTTGGTCGTGACTTCCTGGTACAGCTTCGTCGTGCAGCTGCTGCTTACCGTTCACGTCACCGTCTAGCTCCAAACGCCGTACTCAAGGCAATTATTCCTGCCTGGGTATACGACGCAATGGCAGCTGACTTGACTCTGGCAATGCCAGGAGACAGCACTCTGTCTGTATCACAGGCCGAGATCAACGGCTACCTGTCAACCATCAACGTTGACCTAGTAGCTTCTCCAGACGCAACTCCGTTTGGTTCTCAGGGTGCAACTGCACTCGTAGAGTTCCCAGACAGCTTCGTATGGTACTTGTTCGCAGAGGGAACCTTCCTATTCCTGGACGGTGGAACTCTCGACCTAGGTATCATCCGCGACAGCTCCCTCGTAGGAACCAACGACTACAAGATGTTCGTTGAGACCTTCGAGAACGTTGCCAAGGTTGGTATCGAGTCTCTAGCAATCACCTCGACCATCTCGGTCAACGGTGTTGCTGCTGCTCTACGCGACACCACTGGTGGCGCAACCGCAGCTGCTATCGAGCTCTAAAAACTAAATAGCAACAAAGGGTTAGCTCCTGGGGCTTCGGCCCCGGGGGCGCCCAACCCCTAAAAGATTTAAGTTAGGAAAAAGATGGCTTTCCCCAATAACGGCGTAGTAGAGGCACCACTAATTCTGCCCTCCGCCTTTGGTCTACTTGCTGTAGTCAAGCCAGAAAACTCAGCCGACGAGGACCGCTGGATCCGAGGATTTGCCCAGGAATGGGAAACCACTGTTCAGAATGTGTCAAACTGGGATGACACTGACACTACAGAAGCACAACTTGTAAATGGCGCTACTGTCAACTATTACGATGACATCAAGCCATTTTTCATCGAGGTCGAAGAGACTCGCTCAACTCTAGGTTTTATCGGACTTGACCGAATTGCAAGAATCACTCGTCAGCTCGAAGGCGTCACTCAGAAATCTATAGAAGCTGAACTCTGGGACGGAGCAGTCCGTAAAGGAGAGAGCCACGACAACAAGGCTCTCACCTCTAACACTGTTACGGTTCTAAACTCTGGAACAGCTCTTTCAGCAAAGCGTGCTTTGGCTCTGCTTGAGTACACAATCGGTTCAGTCTCTCACGGTGGAGAGCAGGGAATCATTCACATGACCCGAGACGTTGCTGCGATCCTTTCTAGCAACTCAAACATGCTTTTCCACGACAAAGGAAAAGAGCACCTTCAGACTCTTGGAGGCACTCCTGTTGTTGTCGGTTCTGGTTATTCAGGTACCGGACCAGACGGAGACGCTGGAGCTACCGCTTCCGCTACTAACAAATGGATTTACGCGACCGGCACTGTTAAGACATATGTAGGCAATGTCGATATCGTAAACGACAACTTAAGCCAAGCTTTTGATGTCAATGGTAACCAAAATGACATGCGTCTCAAAGCAATCCGCCCAGCCGCGGTTTACTTTGACACATCCATCCACCTCGCTGTCCGGGTAGACCTGACAGCCTAATAAACATAAGGAGAATAGCTAGATGGCTACTCAAGAATATGCAGCCAGCATTCAGGGTGTGTCGATCCGTGTCACCCGCCTAGATGCTGCTGGAAATCTACTAACGGGAAGCGCTGACAGCTACACCACTTCCGCCTTCATGCGACTCTCGTTCACCCCTGAATACGAAGAGGGCGACGAGATCACAGAGAAGGGCGCTAATGGTGTCGTTTGCGTCACTTACAAGGCTCCCGATACACTAAAGAGAATCACCATGGAGCTTGCTATTTGTGAGCCAGACCCAGAGCTATCTCAGCTGCTCTCCGGTGGTCTTCTTCTTCGCAAGAACCTAGGAACCTCATCCGACCCGAACAACAAGTCAATCGGTTGGGCTGCTCCTGGCGTTGGCGATGACCCAGCTGGTAACGGTGTTGCCATTGAAGTTTGGTCACACGCAGTTAAGAATGGTAAGAAGTCTGCGGTTCTTCCTTACTTCCACTGGATCTTCCCATTTGTAAAGATGCGTCAGTCCGGTGACCGCGTTATTGAAAACGGTCTACTTGCTAACACCTTCGAAGGCTATGGTCTAGGAAATCCTAACTTCCAGTCAGGTATCGATGGCCGCTGGGAGTTCCCAGTTGCTGCAGAGCGTCCATATTCTTATGCACGTGCAAGCTGGGCTCCATCCGGACTCAACGGATTCTACACTTGGACTGACAACAGCACTGACCAGGTAATCTTCACCTCGCCAACTGCTCCTCTGTCAAGCCGTTCAACTGTTACTGTTAACAGCGCTGCTGCTACCCTGACCAACACTCTTGCAACCCTTACCTTCAGCGCTGCACACAACATCGCTGCAAGCGACACGGTTTATGTACAGAATATTGGATCCCTGTTTAACGGTACTTGGACGGTTGCTTCGGTTACTACGAACACCATTAGCTACACCAACACGGCTGTCACCGCTGACGTTACTTCGTTCAGCGTTGGGTCCTCGGCTCGTGTAACGGTAGCTAACTCTGTAACTGAGACCTACCCAAGCCCAGTTCCAGTTACCACTCTGGGCGTAACTAGCCCAGACACGGCTTACAACGTTCCAGGTAACGTAAACTACAATGCCGACAACGATATTGACTTTATCATTCAGGCAAACGAGAACCCAGCAGCTAGCTAAGCTGTAGGCAGTTTTACGGGTGGCCGCTTGAGCAAATTCGCTTGAGCTGCCACCCGTTAAAATTATAGAGAGGCAAAATGACTAACTCTAATTTGTGGATTCAAGCCGATGAGCTTGGAGATTACGCTTACACGGAATATTCTGAAGAAGCGGTGCAGGTAGCCTCTAACTTGCTTTGGGCTATGTCTGGCCGTAAATACACAGGAGTCACAACTGTCACCGAGCGTTATACCTGTACTCTCCGAAACAATCGGATGGGTCCTTCTGATCGCACCAACAGCCCTGTACTATTCGGTGGTGATGTGTATAACATTCCGTCCGGAGACTATGACGAATATTCTGAGCTGGTTGCTGACGGTCTTTCCCCCGACGCAAGAATTAGACTCCGCGGACGACCAGTCACAAAAATCCACGCTATAAGAAACAAAACTGGAACCGTACTAGACCCATCCAGCTACTATCTAGTAGATCACTCAACAATTCATGTGCGTGTTGGAACTCCTTGGACTCCTTGCAACGTTGAAATTACATATTCATACGGAATTCCAGTCCCAGTCGCAGGTAGGATGGCAGCTAGAAAACTAGCTATTGAGTTTGCTCGACTTTGGGGCGGTGACGAAGCCTGCGAGCTTCCCCAGCGTGTAACGTCTGTCTCTCGTCAGGGAGTTTCTTATACCATCCTAGACAACCAAGAATTCATTGATGAGCTTCGTACAGGTCTCTACGAAATTGACCTTTTCCTTAAGACCGTCAACCCAGACAATGCCCGCCGTAAGTCTAAGGTGTTTTCTGTAGACACCCCAAGAGCACGTCGCTACACTCCAAAAGCTCCAGTACTGGCTGCTGACGCAGATTACGACATTACTGTTGTGAAGACTGCAACCTCTACCTGGAGCTCGGCTGGCACTGATGCTGACCTTAGCAACTTCTTCCCTGCAAGCGGATATACACCACTAGTTACACTCTACAACTACAGTGGAACGACTTCAGTAAACTTGGACTCTAGCTATATAACACTAGACAGTGTCAACGAAACCCTGAGTTTCGACGTCCCTTATGAAAGGGCAATGTCTGCGTTAGGATTAGTAGATCCAGGAACATGGACCCTATGGGCTGTAGACGATAGCGATGGGTCACTAACTTATATTGCTGCTGGAAATCTCCAAGTAGTGATGTACTCATAGTAGAAAGAAGAAAAAATGGCCAACATTATGACTAACTTTACAGCCGCTGACATGCCTGGCGGAGTAAAGTCTAAGCCTGTTGTAAAGCCTGCACCAAAGGTCGCTGCTCCTGCACCAACTCCTGCTCCTGAGCCTGTAGTTGTTGCCGAGCCTGTAGTTGTTGCTGAGCCAGCTCCTGTAGCTGAGCCAGTAGCTGTTGCAGAGCCAGCACCAATGGCTGAGCCGAAAGCAGAGTAATTAAATGGTCTCCACTTATATTGATCTATCTGGAGTTACGGAAGATGCAACAAATCTCCGTGACATGCTTGATGGCGTCTTGTATAGGTTGGAGTCTGTTTTTCAATCCTACAACGTTAACTTACCTGCTCGCCGTTACTGGACAATGGGTCAACCCGCCATTGATTGCGAGCAATTGGTAGTTTCCTTCGTACAGATGTACCTTGGAGCTCCTGGAGATGAAGCCTCTACTCCTCAGAGATGTAATGTCCCTAGAAGTGCAGTTCTATCAATCTCTATCGCTAGAGAGGTACCTACCGTTGGTCAAAACGGTAGGCCTCCTAGCCCCGAAAAAATTCAAGCAGCATCCGAGAGCTCGGCTATTGACGCATGGGTTTTAATGGAGTCTGTAAGACTTTTTGACATGTGGGACGAAACCGGATTTGGTCCTGGAGTTATTGCAACAGTTGATGTAACACCTCCAGAAGGCGGCTTCCAAAGTGTCAACATGCAAATAACAATGGCGGTTCCATAAAATGTATGGCCTTCCGGATTCAATTGCCGGATACTATGCTTTAAAATACTCTAGGTCATTTAGGAGAATAAGATCTTCTAGAGGCGGCTCTCGCGGGGTTGTATTTTCTTTTGCAGTATCTAATGTAGAGATATATCAAAACGCTCTTAGGGCTGAACTTCAAACTCCAGCCGGTGGTCTATGGAAGTACCTGGAAAAACAGGGAAGTAAAGCAGTAGCAGCCGCAAAAAGGCAAGTTGGAGTTAAAACCGGCGCTTTAAGACGGTCTATACATATGAAACACCTAGCAAATGCTAATGGGCAGTATCTCTGGATAGGTTCCAATAAAAACTATGCCTATATCCACCACGAGGGAACTAGACCACACATAATTACACCGACAAAAGCTAAAGCTCTTAGATTTACTTCTGGAAGAAGAGTTATATACACAAGGATGGTCAAACATCCTGGAACAAAGCCAAATAGATACTTGTCTAATCAGCTTAGATTTTTCATGATGAAGGTTTAATTTGTGGGGTAAAATATAGATGTCAAATGACCAAATAATGATAGAAAGAGTAAATATAAATGACTGATCGTTTTAAAGACTTTGGTTCTGGAAATAAGTCCGAAAAAGCTGCAATTAAGTTCAAGCTCCACGATGAGGAGTTTCAGTGCGTTTCGGAAATTCAAGGAAAAGTTCTTCTTGACATGGTTAGCAGATCCCAGTCGGATGACCCTGTAGTCGCAGCTAACGTTGTTACAGACTTTTTTGAAAGAGTTTTGACCGATGAAAGCTTGGATAGATTCAACGCTTTGACATTGGACAAGGAAAGAATTGTTACGATGGAGACTTTGTCAGAAATCGTAGCATGGCTGATTGAGGAGTACACTGGACGCCCAAATCAGCAGCCAGAGGTTTAATTAGCTGGGCAATAGACCTCTGGCCATACGTTAATGGTAAAGCATTAACAAACAACTTAAGATTGCCAGAAATGGAGGCATCAGACATGAGTGATGTTATTCATTTTTATTTTGAAGAGGACTCGAAATACGCCTCCGCTGAACAAGCAGAGTCGATAAGCAAGCTTAGGAACCAGCTGTACTTGATGTACAACCAAATATACAAGTACGGCATGTCTGGATCTAGGTCTAGCAGAGCTTACATGCCAAAAGGCTCTTCAGCAGACTACGGGTTCGATGATGACGGGCTAGGAGCAGTTGGAGAAAGTAAACCTTACATTCCTCCAACAGACTTCAATCCAGAGTCAGTGAATCCATTTGGTCCAGATCTTGATGCACCATTAAATTAGGAGGTGAATTAATTGGCAGTTGTCGGCGAAGCGCATATTATTGTTCGCGCTATAACCACTGGAGTTGCCAATGACATTCGCCGAGGGTTTAGTGGCTTAAGCGGGAACACCGACCGAATTGCAAGCCGCGCTGGTCAATCTCTTGGAGATGCTTTTCTAAAGGGCTTTAACAGAAGTGGCTCTAACGTATTTAGTAATCTAGCTAATCAACTAGAAGCCATAGTTCCAGATGCTGAAGCAGCGCGTCTAGGTTTTAGGCGTCTTGTTAGAACAAGTTTTACCCTAGGTCCAGCTATTGCTGGAATTATTGGTGGCATCTCGGCTCTAATTGGAGCTTTAGGAGCATTGGTTGGTGCTGCTGGAGGTGCGGCAGCAAGCCTACTTGGCGTTGTTAGTGCCGCAATACAGTTACGTGTTGGTTTTGCTTTAGCTGGCTTTGCTCTAAATGGAGTAAGTCAAGCAGTTTCTGCTGCCACGGATGTAAATAGTACTTATTCGCGTAGCGTTAGGCAGGCTAGAGAAGAACTTCAACAACTCAAGTTTGAGGCAGAAGAAGCAGCTCTTTCCCAAGAAGAAGCAGCTATAAATCTAGAAAAAGCTAGAGAAGCACTTCTTAGGGCTCAAGATCTACCAATCAACTCTAGAGAGCGTCGAGAAGCAGAGCTTGCAGCAAAGCAAGCAGAGCTGGCTTATAGAAGAGCCAAGGATAGAAACCAAGACGTTGCTGAAGAGCTAGAAAAAGGCGCTAATGCAGGAGTAAATGACCCGTACGCTAACCTAACTCCTGCTCAAAAAGAGTTTGCAAAATTCCTTGTCAGTTTAAAAGGCACAATTGATGAGCTTAGAGACGCTGTTGCTAGAGGCTTCTTGCCTGGCCTCGAGAGAGGAATTACAACTCTTCAAAAGGCATTCGGGAATAGACTAGAGCCAGCTTTAGAGTCGTTTGGCAACAGTCTTGGCACTGCTATTGATAACTTTGTTGCTGGATTTACTCGAGGCGGCGGTCCTGCCAAGGTCTTGGAATTTCTCGAGCTAGCCGGACCAAACATTGAAGAGTTTGGTCGAATTGCCGGAGAGCTTTTTGGAGTTGTAGTAGACCTTTTAGTAGAGGCAGAGCCCCTAACAGACGGCTTCATTGGGTTCCTTAGTGACTCAGTTGCAAGCTTTAAAACCTTTATTGACACTGCCAAAGGCGACGGTTCTCTACAAGAGTTCTTTACCAAGGCAATGGAAAGCGCCGACCTATTTGGTCAAATAATTGGAAATATTTTCAACTTTTTCGGCGACATCATTGGTGCTAACGTTGGAGAAGACAGTCCTGGTGGAGAGCTGCTCAAATTCTTCAGAGATGCCACGGCAAATCTAGCTTCGCTGGGGGACAGCGCCGAGGGCGGCACTTCCCCCCTACAAGACTTTTTCAAGAGTGCTGTAGAAAACGCCAAGCCCGTCTTGTCGCTTCTTGGTGGAATCTTAAAAGCATTCCTAGACCTTGGAACTAACGAAAATATTGGAAAAGCATTCGAGACTCTTGCAGCTCCGGAAAACATAGAAACTTTCCAAAACTTCCTAAACGAGCTTGCTGACTCTGCCCCGACCTTGGCAGAGCTGGGGGTTGCACTTGGAGACATAATTGCGGCGCTCACGGATAGCGGCGCGGCTGACATTTTCCTAGGAATTCTTAGAGATGCGTTTACGTTCATAAGAGACATTCTTCAAAATGAAGTAGTAATTGGATTCCTAGACTTTATTGGAAGAATTTTTGCAGCAGTTTCTGCTATTACATTCCTAATTGGAAGCTTCCGTCTATTTGGAAAGGTTATCATAGGCATCCTTATACAGGCTCTAAGAAATTTTGGTGGGCTCATAGGATTTATAGGAAATCTTCAAAGCTTTTTCCTTAGGCTCATTCTTAGCGGGGGGCAGTTCCTAGGTCTAGTGGGGCGTATTGGAATGTTTTTAACCGGTCCGCTTGGTATAGCAATAGGACTAATTACCACCGCTCTTACTTTTTTCTTTACTCAAACTGAGTTGGGTAAGCAAATATGGGAAGACTTCTCAAAGTTTATTGGTGACGCCTGGAACAAGACCGTAGAAAATATCAGTAAGGGCTGGGACCAAATCATTGGATTCTTCTCCAATATCGGCCCGAATCTAGGGAACATATTTAAGGGAATTGTAAACTTTGTTCTTGATGTCTGGGAAGGGTTCATAAATAACCTAATTACTGGAATCAATACAGGAATTTTAGCTGCTATAAATAATATAAAAATTGAAATTCCTCAATGGGTTAGGGATGGAGCTGCTTTACTGGGCTTCAATCTTCCAACTAACGTAGGCTTTAATCTTCCTCCTATAGCCGCATATAGAATTCCTAGACTTGCAGACGGCGGTATCGTGATGCCTTCTACTGGTGGAACGCTTGCCCAGATTGCAGAAGCCGGAAGGCCGGAGCGTGTAGAGCCTTTAGATCCAAGTGGCTTATCTCGAAGGGATAGAGCACTTATCGCTGAGCTATCAGGCAATGGTATGAACATCAACGTATACCCGTCTGCTGGTATGGATGAAAGAGAGCTAGCAGAAATGGTGTCTAGACGTATTGCATCCGAGATTAGAAAAGGAAGAATCTAATGTCTAACTACTACGAACCAACAACTAATCTTCCACAAGACTTACAAAAAGAAGAAAATAGAATTGTCAATAAGGCACTGTCGGCCTTGCCAATCCCATATTTGTCAGGTCTCAAGCTAGATGCTGACATCTCTCTAGGCAATCTAACCCTAAACACAATAGACAACAATGACGTTGTTTGGGTGTGCACTGATTTAGAAGGTTGGTGGACCATCCCTGAGCCAGAGTTCCCAGATTTGACAAGAGGTTGGGGCGATGGTTCGTACGATGCTGTTGGTAGATACGCTTCAAGACTAATAACTTTAAATGGTTCCTTTTTAACTCAGTCGCCAAGTCAGGTAGAGGTTGCCAGGGCTACCCTAATTGATGCAATCAACCTGGTCTACGTCGGGGCCAAATTAGTAGTCGACGAATCTACTCCTAAGAGCTCTTTTGTTAGACTCAGTGGGCGTCCAGAGATTACATCAGTTAAAGCCAGGGGTCGCCACGACTTCTCTATTGGACTAAAAGCTCCGGACCCAATTAAGTATGAATACCTATCTGCTGACTATAGAAATAGCACTTTGTCTAGTGGTGGATCGGTGACACTAACAAATGCTGGTAATACCAGAACACCTATTATTTTCGAGCTTTCTGGAACTATAACAGGCGGCCAGATAACTAATACCTATACCAATCTAGCTGGGCAAACTCAGACAGACACCATCGGTGGCATAACTAAGTCAAGCTCTTCATATAAGACTGAGATTGACACCTATAACCGATCGGTAATTAGAGTTGACGCAACAACCGGAGCATTTATAACCTCTTCAAGAGGAGACATTAACTCTTATGTTGACTGGATCCAACTATATCCAGGCACCAACTTAATTCAGTTCAGCACCACAGGCGGATCGTCGCAGTCTTGTAAGATTTACTACCGATCAGGCTGGATTGGTTAGTGTAAAATTCTAGTAATGACGAATTGAAGGATATAGATGTCTCCAGTCTCTACGGGCTCCAGCACCGCGCTAAGCGTTGATTATAGATACATCTTTGTTGACACCCTTAGTGACGATGTAATTGCTGAACTTCCTTTGGTAGATGTTAATTTTTCTACCAAACTAAATGAAGCCGGGTCACTAAACGGATCCTTTCCAATTACTGAAGATGTTTCTGTACAGGAAGTTTACAAAAACACTTTGCCTGGTAAAACTTCACTATATGTTTTAAGAAATGGCGTATGCGTTTGGGGTGGAATCGTATCTGCCAGGTCTTACAACATTAAAGAAAAAATTCTAGATATTTCAGCTGATGAGTTCCTAAGCTACTTAGACAGAAGAGTTGTTTGGAAGACCTGGTCTACAGAATATGCCGTTGATATTGAAATATTTGCCGACCCCGCAAATTCAAGCAGAATAATTGGAAAAGCGACTCTAGCTGGAAATGCCACTCACGAAGACTTTAACTTGGTTGCTGGTAAGAGCAAAGTTTGGTTTAGCTTTGCTGAAGAGCCTATTTCTGAGGCGGACGAGAATTCAGGTCAAACAACAGCTGGAACTGACACTGATTCTAAAGACAAGCCAAGCACTCCAGTTAGAACATATGCCCAATATTCCGGGCAATACACGGTTCTAAACGATCCTACGTACGGTGTCGACACAACTGACTACAAGTTTTTTCACTTTGCGGGATTTTACAAACCAGCTAGTGCTAAAAACTTTAGGAAACTTGAAATAGGAAACATTGATTCTGAAATAGTTTCGGTTCGCTTTAGAATGGAGACTGACGACTACTTAAACAATTTACTTACCCGTCATTTCTCTGACGACTTACTAGACTTAAGCTTTGCAAATGAGTACATAGCTCCCGCCCGGTTTACTAGATACGAGGTTTACAGCTATTCTCGCTCAAATAACGTAGCAATAATAACAACTACTGATAAAAACTATTTCATTCCAGGGCAAATAATTGCTGTAAGAGACTTACCAGGATTCAACACTTCTAGAACTAAAATTCTTTCTGTTGGCTCAGACAACAGGACGTTTACATTTGCATATACTGGTGCAAATGTTACTGCAAACACTATAGCAAGCCCTACAAATTACACGATAACTCACTATCAGCGATCAAACAACATAGTTTCTATTACTACTTCTGTGAACCATGGCTTTGACGAAGGTGACATAGTAGAGATTGCTGGTCTAGACAATAGAATTGATGCTGAAGTAAAGTATTTGGTTACAAGGATAGGAACTAGCGCTGGACCTAATCCAAAGGTTTTTCAGTTCTACTCACCCGGAACTGCCATACGTTTTAGTAAAGCTCCTTCTGGTGCTACAGCAACTAAACTTCCGATTGTTGAAGCTCTTACCGCGGGATCGTTTACAGACAATTCTGATATTGGAATAACTTTCAGCACTAATGCAAACGTGATAACTACCAGAGCATACCAAGATGCCATACGTGGAGCTGAGCTATTTACCTTTAAGGAAGTTATAGATAAATACGCTGGAGATGTCTTGGGATTTGACTACCGAATCGACTGCTCTTATGACTCTGTGACTGACACTTTTTCTAAAGAATTTAAGTTTTTACCGCTCAAGCCAGAATCTCTGACAGCTGCAATAACCAGCCTTCCTGGTGGAGTACTCCCACAAAACACGCTGCCATCCATCGAGTATTTTTCTGTTGATGGAAGAAATGCTCGCGGTATCTCATTCGAGTTTCCCGGGAATATCGAAAGTGTCGACTTCAACGAAACCCTAGAAGAAGGAGCTACAAGAGTCTTTGTTCAGGGAAAGACAGACGTAGATGCTCCGCCTCCTTATGCAGCATTCTCTGACTTTGACTTCCTTAGAGGAGAGCTTTCTGATGGAAGGCGTTGGCCAATTTTTGATAAAGTAGTTAAAAAAGATAAGATGTACTACAACGATGACTTGTATAGGGTGTCAAAAAGAATTCTTTCTGAAGCTCAACTACCAGTTGCTACCTTCTCTATAACGGTAAACGGGACTTTGAATCCTCAGGTGGGTAGCTACAAACCGGGAGACTGGTGCATAGTAAACATTCAAGATCCGTTTATCGCTGAGCGTCTATCTAGTTACTATGAAAATAGCGGTGACACTACAAGAAACGTCTTTCTTAGAAAGATAACCTCTATAAATGTTCAGCTTTCAAACAACCCGGCTCTGCCAGAACAGGTGTCATTGGAGCTCGTTACGGAGCCAGGTGTCGACATAACTGGTAGAGAAACCGAGTGGCGAGTTGAAGAAGAGAAACCGGAGACTGTCTAGTGTCAGTAGAAAGAACAAATAGCGTTTCTTCAGCTATATCAAAGCTAGACAGAAGACTTCACACTGTAGAAAGCAAGGCTTTAGGTCTGGCTTCTTCGGCTATTAGTTCTATATCCACTCCAAGCGACGTCGATCCGACCTCTAATAAGCCCGGCTCTGGGACTCAGCCGCCAAAGACATACAAAAAAGTTATTAAGGGTTACATTTACGGGGATCACGTAACTGGCAATGGATCGAGAATAGAGCTCTACTTTTCCGAGCCACTGGTTACTGCTATTGATAATGACCCAGAAACCGGAACCGAGATCACTACTCCAATGCCTCCGGGGGATACCTTTAGAGTACAGGGTGTCCATGCCACTAGCGATGATGATTTTGTAATTTCCCCGAAGAGCTTTACTGTTTTAGCCACGGACACTCCTCCTTGGACAGATCCAGATGTCCGAGTTGCAGGTACTTCCGGTCAAACTAGAAGAAGCTGGAGAAATACCCCCTCTACTGGAAACAATGGTGAAACCGTGGATTACACGGTGTTTTTCAATCCAGTTGTTGCTGTTCCAAAAACCTATAGCTCCACTTCCGGCCGAGAACTAATTACAACCAGAAGAATTGACACAGTTTCGGCTACTGGATCAACCGTCACCGTTACTTTTAACTCGACAAATAAATTTAAAGTTGGCGACATCATATACATAGATAATTTAGGGTCTTCATACACTGCCCTATTTGGTAGAGACGGTCTGTTTAAAGTTTCTGAGGTTGAATCAACAAACATTATTAAGTATGAACTTGAAGCACCACTGTCAACGCCTATTTCCGCATTCACTCCTAGTACATTTAAGTACGTTTATCCGGTAGCCCAGCCTTACGTAGAGGAGGGCGAGGTTTGGATTGATAAGAGCGTTGAGCCAAATAAGGTATACGTTTGGAAAGAGTATCGTTGGTATGACACAGCCGACCCCATCGGGCAGGTAACTCCAGAAAAAGATGGCGTTGTTCCTTCCCCTGTAACTGACTTGGCTGGAACAAGCGAAGTTCCAGCAGGTTCAACAACTCCTGTTATAAACCTAACATGGACAGCACCCACTACTAGAAGTAACGGAGATCCTATTTCGGGATTTTTGGATGGCTACGACATCTGGTATAAACGTTCTGGCGATCCCGTATTTAAAAAAGAATTTGTTAAAGACGGTGGCGCTGGTGTAAATAGCTACCAAATCAAAGATGCCACGCTAATACAGAATGCCACTTACAATATTAGAGTCTACACCGTTGACATTATGTCGCAGTATTCAACAGCTGCAACAGTAGATGTTTTAACTGCAAAGTACTCAGAAACTTTGAATCCTCCAAGCAAGCCACTAGTATCTTCCAGACTTGGAACAATTACCGTTACTTGGGATGGTAATGACTCTACTGGAAACCTGCCTGTTCGTGGAGTTATTTACGTCGAGTATCACCAATCTACAAGTTCTACGTTTACTCCATCTTCTTCAACACTTATAGGAACAACTCTTCCTACACTCGGCGGGGATTATCAAGTAGTTGCTGACTTAAACTACAGCACTAATTATTACTTTAAATTAGTCTTTGTTAGAAAGCTTAGCGAAACTGAGCTTGACAAGTCTGATCCATCCGTTGTCTCTGATGCAATCCAAGTCGCCCCTCTTGTAAACACTGACATTATTGCAAACACAATTAGCGGAGCAAAGATCGAGCCGGGGTCAATAACTGCCTCTGACAAGATTATAGGTAACACAATTACCGGTGCTCTAATTCAAGCGCTAGCAATTGATGCTGGAAAAATTGCAGCTAATGCAATTACAGCTGACAAAATCGATGCTGGAGCTATTTCAGCAAAAATTATTAGCGGTGACGTAATTAGAACTGCTAATACAGGCGCTCGTGTTGAACTTAGAAATACTGGAATATACGCTTATAACTCTAGCAACGTTATTGCTCTTAGCTTTGACACATCCACCTCTACTTTAACTGTTGGTGGTTATGCAACTGACGCTAGCGTTAGCGCTGTGTCAACTGTAGCAACTACTGCTAACACCACAGCAAACACTGCCAACACCACCGCAAATAGTGCTAGCACTACTGCAACTACTGCCAACACCACCGCAAATAGTGCTTTAAGCACCGCAAATAGCAAGTTAGATCCAGGCAATGTAATATCGCAAATAAATGCAATATATACTCCAAGCGGAACAAGCACAACTACAACAATTGCTGGTGGTGCTATCAGGACTGGAACCGTAGATGGCGACAGAATAACTGCAACTACTGCAATTATCTTCTCTGATGGGTCTTACTCATCAGTCATTGGTAATGGAGTGGTTAGCGGAATCCCTTTGACTACGGTTGGAATGAGCCTTAGAGCGGGAGCTACCACTCAAAGAGGATTTCTATCCTTATATCAAGATGGTAATGGAGTTATAGTCGGCAGAGATACTGGAAATAGAATTGCATTTTTTGAATCAGGTGGGTCCTACATGGACTTAACTAGTAATACTGTAAATATAAGTGGGGGTAGCCAGGTAACGTTAGGAAATAATTTAACTAGAGTTTTAAATAATTTTAGAATAGAATTGGGGGCACTCAGCACTACTTTTGATATTTTTCTAGATTTTAGCGCCGCTACTAGAGCATTTAGAGTCACTCAAACTGGATTTACTTTAGTTGGAAATCCAAGTAACTCTTCTACTACAGCTACAATGTATGTTTTTGGTAGAGCGAATGCTCTTGGTATATTTGCAGACAACCAGCCAGTCCCATCATCTAAAAGAATGAAGACTGACATACGAGACTTTAAAGTTCCGGAATCTTTGTTTAATATAACCCCAAAACTATTTAAATATATAAACTCTATAAGATACGAGAGCTGGCCAGAAAAGCCAACAACTGAAGAGTATAGCAATGACTCTTTGGGGGCCATAGCTGAGGATTTTGTTGATGTTGGACTAGACTATCTAGTCACTAGAAACGACTCTGGAAAGGTTGAAGGACTAGACTACTCTAGAATTTCAGTTCTTCTTCTTCCAGCAATAAAAGAGCTCCGAGACAGAGTGCAAAAACTAGAAAGAGAAAATAAGTAAATGAATTGGTCCTACAGAATAGAGCCGTCTTCCTCCGAAGTTTTGGCAAATCCATTTTATGGCTTTAAATTCTATAAAACACTGACTGATGACACTGGAGCAGTAATACTAGACCAGGAGATTAGTGCAGAAGAGTTTAAAGACCTAGCAGATCCAGTCTTAGTTAGCGGATTCAGAGTTTTTGCTCTTGACTATCTAAAAAACCAACTAGAAAAAATGCTAACTCCTTTAGATGAAACTGGAAATTTACCAACAAACATAGCACCTTATTCTTTTGGTATAGCAGCTGATAAAACTGTCGACTCAGTTAGAACATTTTTAGAGTAGGATATTAAACATGCAAAATGAAGAAAAGACCTTAGAAATTTTTATGTCTAACCTATCAATCCAGCTTGGTAAACAAGCCTATAGAATTACCGAGCTAGAAACCTTAGTCGAGTTAAAAAATCAAGAAATAGAAAATCTTAAAGCCGAACTAGAGTCAAAAAAGAAGTAGACATGTTAGAAGTAAAAGACGGAGACCGCGTCCTCCAGTTCAACGGCACCCTGCTAGCTAAATCGAGCTCGCAGCGCAGGGGCGCTTTCCGCTGGATTGAGTTCGAGCTTTACAAAACCGAGTCGGGGTCATATATTCTCTCTCGTACTGGCGTCTCTTTAGTTTTTCACGGTGCAGCCTGCTCTCTAGTTAAGAAGTACGGTCTTTCCGAAAAGTCAAATACTCAGCTAGAAAATGGTGCAGTGCCGTGCGAACTTTGCGAGCCAGACGACATGATTGACCTGGTATTTCCAGAGAAGTACCGCCACTGGGCACAGATAAGCGACAAAGCTGACGCTGTGCTAGAAGCCCTATACAAATATGATGACAACGGAGCACGCTACCTTACGGGCGTCGCTCAGCGGTTGATGCAGGAGGCAGCCATAGTAGACAAAAACATCGCTAACGTCTACAATTACGAAATCATCCCTTAACGACAACGAAAGACTTAAATGACAAACGGACTCGATGGAGTGCAATTCACTCTGGTCGACAATTTAGACGCTGCCAATGACTTTATGCGTTGGCTGGGTGAGCGGCGTCCACTAAATGCAATCGCCATAGACACAGAAACTGGTGAGCTTCCTGGTAACGCTCGCTCACATGCCCTGTCTCCTTGGCACGGGCAACTACGCCTTGTTCAGGTTGGCGATGCTATGCATGGCTGGTCTATTCCTTGGGAAAACTGGAAGGGCGTTTTCTACGAAGCAATGAAAAAATTCGAAGGTCCTATTGTCTGCCACAACATAGCCTTCGAAGCCAAGTGGTTCGAGATTCAGTCCGAGTGGTCTATCCCTTGGCACCGCGCTCATGACACCATGATTATGGCGAAGATTATCGATCCACTAGGCACTGGTGCTCTTAAGAAGCTCACCGAGCAAAAGATTGACCCACTCGCTGCATATCTGCAGGACGCTCTTGACAGAGGACTCACAGACAACGGCTGGACCTGGGGCACAGTTCCATACAAGTTCCAGCCCTACTGGGCTTACGGTGCTCTGGACACAGTCCTAACCATGAAACTGTTTCATCTGTTTTGGCAGGACTGCGCCCCTGGGCGGCCCTACAGCTATCCATACGAGCTAGAGATGAATACCCGTCGAATAGTTACGCAGATGGAGCTAAACGGAGCTCGTCTAGATTTAGAGTACTCCCAGAAAAAGCACGACGAGCTTGTTCAATACACTGACCAAGTTCGCGACTGGGCTAAGAGCACTTACGGAATTTCTATTGGAAGCAACCAGCAGCTAGTTCAGAAGTTCGAGCAGCTTGGCTTTGAAATATTTGACAAAACCGAGTCTGGCCAAAAGTCCGCATCAGCTGACCAGCTGAAGCTAATAGTTCGTGACGGTAATCCAGAAGTCAGGCAGCTAGCAGAGGCAACTCTTAACTACAGAAAAGCCGGAAAGCTAGCTAGCACCTACTTTGCCAACTTTATAAATGACAACATCAATGGATTTGTACACCCATCCGTCAACACGATGGGAGCACGCACTGGTCGTATGTCTATCCAGAACCCCGCTCTTCAGACCCTACCTAAGGGCGATGACACTGTCCGCCGTGCATTCCTACCTAAAGATGAAAACCACGTAATTGTCACTTCTGACCTTGACCAGGTAGAGTTCCGTATGTTTGCTTCGCTTTCCGAAGACCCAAACCTTATTCAGCTTTTCTTAAAAGCCGATGCAACTGGCTCTGATCCATTCACAGAGATTGGTAGAGAAATCTACAGAGATCCGACTATGCAAAAGTCTGACAAACGACGAGCACTAATTAAGGGCGTTGTCTATGGTCGTCTGTATGGTGCAGGTGTTGCTAAACAGGCACTTACTGCTGGTGTGCCAGAAGAGCAGATGCGTGCAGTATCTAATGCTTTTGATAGCAGGTTCCCTGGAATGCAGGTGTTCCAGAGAAAGATTGAAGAGCAGGGGAGAGTAACTCTAGAGACCGAGAACGTTGGCTATGTGAAAACGTGGACTGGGAGAAGACTCCCCTGCGATGATGACCGTGTCTATACACTTGTCAACTACCTAATTCAGGGTGGCGCAGCCGAGGTCTTTAAGTCCAACCTTATAAAACTAGACCAACAGGACTTGACTGACTTGCTCATTGTTCCAGTTCATGATGAGATAGTGTTGAATGCTCCAAGGAACGAGGCCGAGGAAATTAAAAAGTTAGTTAGAGAATGCATGACCACCCGCAGGGGCTGGGCTGTGCCTCTGACCGCAGATGTGGACGGTCCACTAGAAAGCTGGGGAGCGAAATACCAGTGATTCATTACGTTTTATCTGTAGACCCCGGGAAAGCAAGCGGAGTTTCTTTGTTTAGTCGGGAGAGGGATCAAGATCCAGTTCTAATTTGGTCTAAAGAGCTTCAGCAGGAAGAGGTAGCTGAGGTCTTTCGAGGAGCTCTCTGGGCACCAGAAAAGCGACACCACATAGACGTAGTATGTGAGCGATTTACTATCAACGCCCAGACCGTTAAAAACTCCCAGGCTCCGTACTCGCTAGAGGTAATAGGAATTCTTAAGCAGTGCTTGAAGGACAACGGGCGTCCAATGGATGACATTTACTTTCAGTCGCCAGCCGACGCTAAAGCCATGTTTGACAACGAGAAGCTTAAGAAGCTAGAATACTGGCATCGTGGAGGTGAGGGTCACGCTTTGGACTCAATCCGACACGCCCTACTGAGATTTGTAAAAACTGGCTGGAAACCAATAAAATTGCTGCAATAAAAGTTATTATCAAAAAATAGTCGCCTAGGCTAATTTTTTCTGATAATATAGAGACGAAATGACGAACGGAGTTGAATGCCTGTAAAGGTAGAGCTAGACCCCTCTAGCAAAAAAATCGTTATTGATGCCCCCTGGAGACTTAAAGAGGTCTGCAGGGCACTTCCAGGCTCTAAGTGGAGCCAAGAAAATCAGGTTTGGACTATCCCTCTGTCTTGGACTGGCTGCCTATCACTAAGGTCAACCTTTAAGGAAGACCTAGAAATCGGGCCAGTGCTAGCCGAATGGGCTAGAAACGAGAGAATTAGCAGGATTGACCCCAGCAACAGCTTGAGGGACGTAGAAGTCTTAGAAGATGGCGACCAAGACCTTTTCCCACACCAAAGGGCAGGCGTAGAGTTCCTCTCTAAGGCCCGTAGAGCCCTTTTAGCAGACGAACCAGGTCTGGGGAAGACCGCCCAGGCTATAAGGTCTCTAAAGCGCTTATATGACCGCGGAGAGCAGGTTTTTCCGGCCCTAATTGTCTGCCCCAACACTCTAAAGAGCAACTGGCAGCGAGAATTTGATAAATGGTGGCCTGGAATAGATGTTCAGATTATTAAGGGCTCTGCCCTACAGCGCCGCAAGGTCTTCGAGCACGAGGCTCAGGTCTACGTCATCAATTGGGAGTCTCTCAGAGGTCACTCTAAGCTCAGCGGATATGGCTCTATAGCCCTAGCTCGCTGCCTAGATTGTGGAGGGCACGACTCCAGGGTTACAGAGGCCCGCTGCGAAGCGCACCCACGTGAGCTGAATGCTATTGGCTTTAAGTCAGTGATAGCAGACGAGATTCACAGGTCGAAGGACCCGAAAAGCAAGCAGACCAGGGCTCTCTGGGCAGCCAGTGGCCATGCAGACATTCGCTATGCGCTAACTGGTACCCCGATTGCCAACAACGTTATTGATTTGTGGCCCATTCTTCACTGGCTTGACGAGACAGAGTGGCCTACAAGAACTAAGTGGATTGATCGCTATGTAAACACCATGGTCAATGCCTTTGGTGGAATGCTGGTTCTAGGACTTAAGCCAGAAATGGAACAAGAGTTTTACGCTGGAATCAATCCACGCATGCGTCGCATGCTTAAAGCAAGAGTTCTTCCTTGGCTGCCAGAAGTAATCAATTCACGGCGTGACGTTGAAATGGGTGCTAAGCAAGAGAAGGCTTACAACCAGATGCTGGAAAACATGATTACCCTTCTAGAAAAAGATGGAAGCACAGACTCATCCGGAGATGTCGTGGTTGCTCCAAACCCTCTAACCCAGACTTTAAGGTTGGTTCAGTTTGCCAGCGCTTACGCCGAGATTGAAGTTTCCGAAACAGGAGAGGAAAGCATTAAATTGTCTGACCCATCCTGTAAGGTCGATGCTCTGATGGATGACATTAAAAACGGAGACTACGAAGGTGACCAGGTGGCTGTATGTGCAGTCTCTCGACAGCTGATAGAGCTTCTTAGTGCACGCATGGTTAAGGAAGACATCAAGCACGGTCTAATTACTGGTGCTCAGAGTGAGCTAGAGCGTCAGCAGGCTATTGACAACTTCCAGTCTGGAAAGATTAAGTGGATTCTTTTCACTGCTCAAGCTGGTGGTGTCGGTGTCACCTTGACAGCGGCACGTCGACTTGTTATGCTTCAGAGACCATGGTCCCTTGTTGACTACAAGCAGGCTTTGGACCGAGTTCACAGGATTGGCTCTGAGATTCACGATTCGATTCTCATCACTGACTATGTGACTGAAGGAACAATTGAAGAAAGAGTTATAGAGGCTCTAGATGTCAAAGCCGACAACTTTGACCAAATAGTCAAAGACAGAGCCAAGCTTCTAGACATGCTAAAGAACGGACGATAATGACAGAACCAGTAAGGATTTCTAACTCTGAAATCCAAACGTTTAAGGATTGCCGCCGACGCTGGTGGTTTACTTACTACCGCAGGCTGCAGCCAAAGGTTCAAGACTTCACTGGAGCACTGGCTCTTGGATCAAGAATCCACGAGGCACTTGACCAGTACTACTCAACAGGTAAGCCACTACTCCAAGCTCACGCTGATTTAGTGGCAGCCGATATGAAGAAGATGAACGACTCTTTCCGAGACACATCTACTTTAGAAACCGAAGCCGAGCTTGGCCGAGTCATGCTAGAAGGCTACCTAGAGTGGGTAGAACTAGAGGGTATTGACGCTGAGCTGGAAATGATTTCTACAGAAGAGATTATAGAGCGCCCAATGATGGACGGCCGTGTGACTCTTCAGGGAAAGATTGACATGCGTGTTCGCCGCAAGATTGATGGCGTGCGTATGTTCCGTGACTTCAAGACTGTTGGTGGCTCGTTCGCCGACTTTGGATCGATTGCTCACATGAATGAGCAGATTCTTACCTACATGGTCTTGGAAGAGGCTCAGAACACTGGCAATGAGCGTTCCGAGGGTGGCATATTTACAATGCTCCGCAAGGTTAAGCGCGGCGCTTACGCTAAGCCACCGTTCTATGACCAGATTGAGGTCCGCCACAATCAATTTACGCTTCGCTCTTTCTTCCAGAGACTAGAAGGAACCCTAGAAGATATTCTCAAGGTTCGCAGTGCTCTAGATGCTGGAGAGAGCCACTACAAGCATGCATATCCACGTCCTACTAGAGACTGCAAGTGGAAGTGCCAATTCTTCGCTATTTGCCCGTTGGTTGACGACGGAAGCGCCGCAGAGGCTGCAATTAGTGACGCGTTCGAGGTCGCCGACCCGTACGGATACTACAAAACCGAAGAGATGAAGGGAAGTGAGTAAATGTCAAACACAGTAGACCGCAGTTTAACAATTATGGTTTATGGCGAGTCTAAGGTTGGTAAATCAACCTTTGCTGTAACGGCACCATACCCACGTCTCATGCTCGACGTAGAGGGCGGACACAGATTCCTCCCAATCAACGTTAAGTACTGGGACCCCCTGACTCAGGAGCCGCCGCTGGCTGATGGAACTTGGGACACTGTTGTTGTCCAGGTTCGTGACTACGACGTAGTCATCAAAGCTTTCCAGTGGCTTCAGTCAGGTAAGCACCAATTCAAGTCCTTGATCATTGACTCCATTTCGGAGCTACAGGTCAAGTGCATGGATAACATCGCAGGCACAGAGCAAATGAAGATGCAGCAGTGGGGCGAACTACTTCGCCACATGGGTGCACTCCTTCGTGACCTCCGTGACCTCACGATGCACCCAACCCAGCCGTTAGAGGCTGTGGTACTGACAGCTATGGCACGTAAGGGTCAGGATGGCGTTTACCGTCCTTACCTGCAGGGTCAGCTAGCTATTCAGGCCCCATATTTTTACGACCTACTAGGAGCCATAACGGTGGAGACGATGCCAAATCCAGACCCACTGCAAGCCCCATACAAAGTACGCCGCATGTATGTTGAGCGTACTCCAGAGTATGAGGCTGGCGAGCGAGTTCAGGGTCGTCTAGGTAAGATTGTCGAGCAAGGTGATCTAGGAGTAGAGCGCATGCTAGACATGGTCTTCGGAGAGAAGAAGGCCTCAGCAACTAAGAAGGCAAGTTAAGGAGCCAACTTATGTCAACACTAAACTGGTCCGATCTGGTAGCTCAGGCCGGAGATGCTGGTTCAGCCAGCAACTATCAGCCACTACCAGACGGCGATTACAACCTCAAGGTGGTAGAAGCACAGGCAGTCACTTCACAGAGTGGCAAGCCTATGTTCAAAATCACTAACGAGGTCCAGGGTGGTCCACACGACCGCCGCCGCGTATGGGATCAGCTGGTAATTACAGCTGACAACCCAAAGGCACTAAACATGTTCTTTATGAAGGCATCAGCAATGGGCCTTGGTAGAGAGTTCTTCGGTGCCAACCCAACTAACGCTCAGATTGAGCAGGCTCTGTTAGGACGCACTTTCCGTGCGACCCTAGGAACCCGTACTTACAACGGAACTCAGAGCAACGAAATCAAGCGTTACTACCCAGTGCAGGTTGCACAGCCATCGGCTGCTGCAGCTCCTGCACCTGCTCCTGCACCAGCCCCTGTTGCAGCTGCTCCAGCTCCTGCACCTGCACCGGCTCCAGCTCCGGCTCCTGCCCCAGCTTCGCCAGTGTCAGATGTAAGCGAGCCCTTTTAAATAAGTTAATAGGAGGGGCACCGAAAGGTGCCCCTTCTTTTAAGGGAGAATCATGAAGGTTCTATTTACAGGCATGGGATCAAACCATTGCAATCGACCATCTAACACAACCTTCTTTACAGTTTTGTCTGACGCTCTTTCTGAGATTGCAGAAGAAGTAGTCTGGGCGTCTCCTAGTTTGTCTTGGACTAAAAAAGACTTAGATAAGTTCGATTTAATTATTTTTGGATTTATTGCACCAACCTCCCTGAGCGCAAATAAAATATTTGGAGCTCTCCATCTTTTAGGTTTGATGTCTGACTCACCTAAGCTCAAGCTAGTAGTCGACAGCCCACAGATGTGGCAATACAAAAACAGCGTAAATGCTCTGAAGAGAGACGCTGGAATCTTATTTACCTCTTTCTACTCAAAGAGAGAGGGGTATGCACAAGCTTATGAAAATCGAGAGTTTATAGAACTAGCAGCTAATAATATGGACGCTGGAGTCTGGCCTCAAGTTGTGTATCCTTCTATGCCTTGGATTACCTCGGAGAAAGTTTCTAACATTCTCGGCTTTGTGAGCTCAGAGGACTTACTAGGGATTAACCTAGATGCGAATCTGATAAATCCAGAGCCACCGAGAATTGGTAGAAGAGATTTGTGGGCTGTAGAAAATCCCAAGAATTCGTGGCTTTCTGAGCTAGAGAAGATTTTGTCCTTCCCTAGGATTCCAACTAAAACCGGTCGTAAAACTGACGATGACTATGCTTTGGGTGTTCTCAGGAACAGCATCGGGCTAATCATCCCACCTCAGGAGCGCAAGGTCGGGACTTGGTGGAATTACAGGATGTTCCAAGCCATGAATACTGGAACCCCCATAGCCACATATTGGCAGGACACCTACAGATTTGACCCAAGCTGGGCAGCGCTGGCGTACGACATAGAAGACTACGATCCAGCAGCGCGTCAAATGTTGGCGAATTCTCAGAGATCGTCCTACCTCAATGCCATCCCTCAACGGGAAGAATCACTAGAAACCCTTAAGATAAATCTGCTAGACTCTGCGAAGGAGAAAATCTAATGCCAGAAATTAACCGCGAATGGATTATAGAGCAGCTAGAAGCTGCCAAAGTTAAGGTTGGGTCAGGTAAGGCTATCCTAAAGCTACTGGATGCCTGGGCCGAGATTCCAAAGCTTAGCGACAACATGACAAATGAAGTTTTGACCGTGTTCCCCAAGCTTGCTCTTGGACACACTCTGAAAGTAGAAGAAAACGAAGATGACTACGTCTGGATCGACTTACAACCAGGACAAATCACAGTTGGAGATACTGTCCGTGTTAAGGCTGATGCCTTCACAGACAACCTTGGAACCTTGCACAATGGCCGCCGTGGAAAGGTTGTTGCAGTACGCTACGGAGACGTCATCTTCAACGACACCGACGGAAAAAAGCCAGAACTTAGGGGCGTCCACTACTCCCCATACAAACTAGAAAAGCGCTATAAGAAGCAATAATGAGAGTAAATTTTGATCTAAAGATCTACGCTCAAACATACAAAGAGGCTAAGCTACAGGCTTACCAAGCGATTGCTAACTTCTTAAGCATTCCCATCGAAGGGGTGCCAGAAATGGTTGACGTAGAGCTTAGGGTTACCCAGGTAAAAGAAAAAGATGCTGCCAAATACAGTAACGAACTGGAAGTTTCTGTGTTTGCCAATGTGAAACAAAGCGTATTTAAACCTTTCAACAGCTAGTTGACAAACTCTAACTAACCTGTTAGCGTGTAGGTATGCAAACATTTGTACCGCTATTTGGCTCGGCGGACACCGCACAGGTTCTTGACCGCGCCCGTCTAAATAAGCAAGCCCTAGAGGGCTGGCAAATCCTAATGAATCTTGTGGAACTGGACCCACAGGGCAACCACCGCACAGCCAAGGGCTGGCGTAACCACCCCGCCGTTAAGATGTGGCGAGGTCACGAGGGCGCTTTGGTGTCCTACATTCTCAAGATGGTCATGGAGTGGGAAAAGCGTGGCTACAAGTCCACGATTGGTACCAAGACTTTGATCACATACATACAGGCTGTAAAGCTTGGCCGTATAACTAGAGAAAGCCATCGCTATCCTGCTTGGATGAGAGATAGGGATCTATTCGGTCAGATAGCTTCTAGCCACCGCATGGCACTGCTCAACAAAGACTATGAGTGGTATAGCCAGTTTGGTTGGCCAGAAGACACTGGTGCTAGACCTGACAGTTACGACTATATTTGGCCCGTTAAGTAAAATTGTAATTTACGGTAAAATTACACGCTTGTAATTATAAAATCCTTCTATGAAGGATTCAAGAATTGGCGAGTCGCTGTGGAGTGTGTGGGAAGGTGAAGGCCTTCCCATTACTCTATCTGAGGCAGAAGTTATATATTACACACACGAACACGTAGACATTGAAAACGAAGTAGTTAGGCGTGCCCTGGCATCTTCTATTCAACGAGATGGAATATCACTATCTCTAGGTCAAAGCTTCAGAATGATAGAGCAGTCGGTAGTGACGCTAGGGGCGTCTACCACTTTCCCAAGCGCAAGGATTCCCACCTACTGCGACGAGAATGGCGAGACCCTCTACGGAGATATGGTTGAACCAGAGGAACTAGTTCCTACTACTTTTGTAGAGGTTCCTTACGTTGATTAATAATCCAGAGTGGCACGAAGACGCCGAATGTGCAAAGCCACAAAATAATGACAAGATAAATAACTTTTTTGCTAACAAGCCATCTCAGCAGTGGGAAGCAAAAAAGCTTTGCAATGAATGCCCCGTAAGAAAGCAGTGCGTTCAGTGGGCACTTAATAACAAGCAGATTTGGGGAATTTGGGGTGGACTAACCCCAGAGCAAATTCGTAGAACGCTCTCTGTCAACTGGGAAGGTCAGGAGATGCGTCACAAGCGTTTTCCGTTGTGCCCTTACTGCAAAGCTAAAACTGAACATCTTAAGACTGCAACTATCGACAGACCTGATGGCGGCCGTTGGTCAACTATGAGAATTGTCCGCTGCGAGTCCTGCAAGTTCACTTGGCAGAGTAGAACCAGTGCTAACGCAGTGGATGCTTACCACACTATTCAGCAGAAGAAGCAGCAGCGGCGTGATAGTAAATAAGATTGTTTCTCAATCTTTCATTTTCTGGATCTAGCTCTAATGCTTTTTCTCCGTACTCAATAGCTTCAGAAACCTTGCCTAGTCTAAAAGCGGAAATAGAAGCTAGGTCCCAAGGCAAAGCTCCCCAGGCGAAATCCTCGCAAAGATAGTCCAGAGGCTTCTCTTTTATTGCGAGCGCCGCAATCGCATTGTCATAGCAGGGCTTCCAGTTTCCATGCCCGTAGTGATGCATAGCCAGCTCGACCAAAGACTCCCTACGACCTGGGGACTGCTTTATAGCCTTCTCTAGCCACTCGGCTGCCTTGTCTGTCTCAAGCTTTGCCAGGTACCTCATAGAAGCGGCCCTCTCCGGGGCCCAGGTGGCCCTAGGAAGGCTTAAATGCCTCTTGAACTCGGAAATAGCCTGCTCCCTGTAATTGTAGAAGAAGAGCTCTCTGGCGTAATAGAAGGCATTTCTATCGTCGTCTGGGTCCTCTTCCACGGACATGGCCAAAAGCGGGAAGTACTGAGACCTTGGCTTGGATGTATCTGGGTGATGATGAATCTCTAGGGCTATCCAGCCCTGGCTCTCTTTGAGGCCACCATAGCCTCTCATAACTTCGTGGACTGGGTGTGTCCATCTGTAGCCTGCTCTGGCGTGAATCTTATCTCCACCATATTGAAGACTTGGAATTGTCTCTTCTTCGTCTTTCCAGCTCCAGGTGTATGTGTAGCGAGGTCTGGTCCATCCCTGCTCGAAAGCCTTTTCTAGCTCTTCGCGCCAACCTGGAAGCAGCACTTCATCCATGTCTAGTGCAATGCAATAGTCAATATCGGCTGGTATTGAAGCCATTGATGCGTTTCTTGCAAGATCAAAGCGCCAAGGCTTAATTCTTATGTCAACTACATTTATTCCAAGAGAGCGTGCAGTTTCTTGAGTACCATCTGTGCTGCCAGTATCTGCGATAAGCAAAAAGTCTGCGTCTTTGGCGCTTTCTGCCCAACGCCTTACAAACTGTTCTTCGTTAAGTGCGATTGTATAAACTGCAACTTTCATTTTTGCTCTATCTTTCCGATGATCTCTGTTGTACTTATTCCCCAGGAATATGGTATGTAGCAAAGTGCTATTCCGTGCTCATCAAGCCAATCCTGAGTAAATCCCATCTGTAAATAATAATCCTTACGGGCCCAATCGGAGGCTACGACAATAATGTCAGGCTTTACTCTTAAAATAGTGGGTTTGCTATCCGCTCCGTCTGTATTTTCAACAACCTCTGAAACGTATTTGCAAGACTCGAGTACAGCTTTTCTATCTTCGAAACTCATTACTGGGCGTCTATTTTTGTACTGAAAATTGAACTCATCTGTGTTTAGTGCAACTGTAACCGATCCAAACTCGGCACAGCGTCTAAGAAAATTTACGTGTCCTCGGTGGAAAAGGTCATATGTTCCTCCGGTATAGACCTTCACGCTTCTAACTCGCCTTTCAAGTTTGGGTACATAGTTTCGAGTAGGAGACCGTACTTCTTTCTTTGTCTAGCCTTAGCTAGAATATTTTGCTTCATAAGCTTCAAGGTCTCTACGTCCCACTTCTTTGTCGCAGCGTACTCGAAGAACATGGTCTCTATGAGAAGCATTTCTTTGCCAGCCTCATTCGCGTTGTAGTGGGACCCTTCCGGGTGGTCAACGTAGACTTCTTTGTCTCTGTAGATTGGCAGGTTGTTGTACATCGCCATCAAGCAATACACCGTGTCAAGCCCCCAGCCGGACTTCATTTTTGAGAAGTCTAAGTCTTTCATAAACCTCATCCAGAACATAAAATCAAACATCATAACCGCAACGTCTTGGTGCATAAAGACGCAGATTCCGTTTGTCTGTGACGCTAGATACGAGTCTGGGTGCAGTTTAGATTCAGACAAATAAACGCCGTCTTCTGCAAATAGATCACCTTCTATGTTTGGAGCATAGATTCCAGGGCGTTCTAAAACTTTTTCAGCCTTCTTAATTAGCGCTGGGTAGTCCGGATAAGCCGGGTCACCAGCGTTAAATCCAAAGACCAACTTGTCTGTTGTCATAAAGTCAACCAAGGAATTATAGAAATGACCGTAATATCTAATGTCCTTAGCTACTTCCCAGTTAGGGCGTTTATTTTTATCAGACGAGACATTCCAAAACTTATAGTCCAAATCCGATTCGCTTAGCTGCTTGTCAATATTTAAGCAGTTATCAAAAGCCTCATTCCAAGCAATTATGTAAGTCTTACTGGACATTCCTCATCCACACCTGTGCGCCTTTTTCTATAACTTCAAACTTATCTGCATACGCTACCATAAGGGCGTCTATTGCAGGATATGGGTCGTAAGTAGCTCCACGTCCAGAACGCCACATGTAGTCGTCAAAAGCCACTATACCGCCTGGTGCGCAAACTTCCAAAGCGTTCATTCCGTCTTTAAGAACGGCTCTGGCCGTGTGGTCGCCGTCTACATAGATAAAATCGTATTTTCTGCTTAGGAATCCAGAGGCCGAAAAGAAGCTGTCGCTGTCTCCACGAAACTTTATTAGTTTTCCCTCGGCAGCATACTTCTGGGTTTTATTAGAGTAGACAGTCTCGACGTCTTCCCAGTCGAAGCTCTTGTGTACTTCTTCGTCAGAGCCTTTCCACGTATCTACGTCTGTGAGAGTTGAAGAAGGATGAAGCAGATAGTTTTCCAATAGCCAAACAGTGGCATCGCCAGTGTATGCACCAATTTGAAGTGCGTTGAGTCTTCTATCTTCTACGGGAGAAAGGTGTCTTTTGAAATACCACTCGCCGGAAACTGCAAACCAGTTGGGGTAGTTAGTCATAATTACACCGCCAATACGCTGATGTGTTCTCTTGGCTCGTAGTCGCCGCCAACAACTAGAGTCAAAAGTCCTGGCTTGGAGTTCATTCCAGCCCGGTCTCTAAACCACTCGCTTCCCGGGTCTGTTGTCGGAGCCTGAATCCACAGCCTCTCGCCAACGTCCATAGTCTTGAAGTTGTGGTAGTGACCAGACAACCAAATGTCTGCTCCGCCAAGCGCGGTCTGTCCAGCTGCCTGCTGAGCTAAATACTTCAATGTATTGTTTTGACCAACTTGGTGTCCGTGAAAAAGTCCAACCATAGTTCCGTTTACATCTACAGTCAGAGTTTGGTGCCCTGAGCTTGGGTAGCGAAACTCGACGTGAGCTAGCTCTGGGTTTTCTGCGCAAATGTCTTGCACAGCAGATGCAATCTCAACGTTCCACCCGTCCGCCGGGTCGGTCACAACCTGGCGGGTAGCCTCGTCGTGGTTTCCATTAATCACTGGAATAATTACT